TGCCAAAAGCGCGTCGGCCGGGCGAACCAGAAGCTCCGCGCCGCCCAAGCCGAAGTGGAAGCCGCACTGGACGGGCTCGACGCTGCCAGCTCGCGCCTTGCCCAATGGATCGCAGAAAACCCCGACCCGCAGCGGTCAATATTTGAGGAATTGTCGAATGTCTGAAGGAAATGTCGCCGCCGACCAGCTGCGCCTGCTCATCGAGCGTATCGAGCGGTTGGAAGAGGAAAAGAAGGGTATCAGTGATGATGTGAAGGACGTCTATCTGGAGGCCAAGGCCACCGGATATGACGCCAAGATCATCCGCAAGGTCATTCAGCTGCGCAAGATGCAGCCGCACGATCGTCAGGAAATGGAAGCCATCCTTCAGACGTACCTCGCTGCGCTGGGGATGGAATAAACCATGGTGGCGTTCACCGTCCCTGGCCTCCCCGTTGCAAAGGGTCGCGCCCGCGTTGGCATGATTGCTGGTAAGGCGCGCATGTTCACGCCTGCCAAAACAGTCGCCTACGAGGGCATGATTGCCTTTGCCGCGCAGGAAGCCATGGACGGTGCGCCGCTCATGGAAGGGCCGCTTTCGGTGCATGTCACGGCGGTTTTTCCTATCCCTGCAAGCTGGTCGAAAAAGCGCATTGCCTCCGCTGTCTGGCACACCGGGCGACCCGATGGCGACAACCTGCTGAAGGCGGTGGGCGACGGGCTGAACGGTATCGTCTGGAAGGATGACAGCCAGGTTGCGGTTGCGTCGATCCGCAAAATCTATGGGTTCGCGCCGATGCTGAACGTCGAGGTGGTCGCGCTGTGAGCAACATAGTCCGCCTCTACACCCCGACCGAAGTCGATCGTCTCTGGGACGAATACGCCGCAATGGCGCGCGCCGCCCGCGACAATCCGGCCCTGCTCGATGACCGCCCGCACAATGAGGCGATGATCCGCGCTCACCGGCGCTTTGCCACTGCCTTTGCCGCCTCGGAGAATATTGCGTGATCGAGAACCAGAAATTCGAGGCTGTTAAAAACGTCGATAGCGAGGCCACAATCCTTGGCGCGCTGATGATCGAGAACAAGCTGATCGACCGTGTTGCCGATCGCCTGTCGCCTGATGATTTTTCGGAAGCATTGTTCGGTCGCGTATACAGCGCGATCCTGCGGGAGGCTGCTCTTGGTCGCGCTGCGAACCCGGTAACGCTCAAACCCTACCTGCATGATGATCCAGCGCTCGCCGCAATCGGTGGTGTTGGGTATCTCGCCCAGCTCACCGGTAGCAGCGGCGCCATCGTGATGCTTGAAACCTGCGTTCAACAGGTCATCGACATGGCCAAGCGCCGGAAATTGATCGACGGATTGACCCAGGCCGCCCTGCTGGCTGCTGACATGGATGCCACGAACGAAGAGGTTGTCAGCGCTGCCGATGGCGCGCTTGCCAGCATCAGCGACCATGGCGATGGCATCGTTCAGGTGAGTGCCGCAAAGGCATTTGCTGAAATGATCGAGGCTTATGACGAGCCACGATATGGCGTTACCAGCGGCGGCCAGATCCACAGCCTGGATGAAGTGCTTGGCCCGATCCGCCCGCACCATCTTGATATCCTCGCTGGTCGCCCCGGCATGGGCAAGACATCCGCGGCGCTGTCATATGCGCTTGGCGCCGCTACTGCCGGTCACGGTGTCCTATTCGTCAGCCTGGAAATGAACCGGCTCGAACTGATGCAGCGCGCGACCAGCGACGTCATATTCGATGGACGCGACGGAATCCCTTACGAAGCCATCCGCGATGGGCGGTTCACCTCGGACAATGCCAGGCGGCGCGTATATGAGGCCGCCCGCGTTTTCCGCGAAATGCCGCTGCACCTGATAGATGCGTCATCGCTGACCATCGGTCGCCTGAATATGATCGTGCGCCGGTACAAGCGCCGCATGGAGGCGGCAGGGCAAAAGCTGGAATTGGTCATGGTGGACTATCTCCAGCTTCTTCGCCCCGATTTCCGCACCGACAACATGAACCTCGCTGTGTCGGAAGTGTCTCGCGGCCTCAAGGCCATCGCGAAGCAATATGATCTCGGCGTGCTGGCGCTGGCTCAGCTCAACCGCAGCGTGGAGAGCAGGCCCGATAAGCGCCCTATGCTGTCCGACCTTCGGGACAGCGGCCAGATCGAGCAGGACGCCGATGCTGTCGTGTTCCTCTATCGCGATGAATATTATCTGCGCCAGGGCAAGCCGCATGAAACGGACGGCAAATTCATCGACTGGCAGATGGCGATGGAAAAGGTCGAAGGCCAGATCGATTTCATCGTCGCCAAGCGCCGCAACGGCCCAAGTGGGTCCGCGACCGGTCGGTTCTTTGGTGCCTATCAGGCTGTCAGAGGCGCTGCGCGGTGAGCGAGAGCGCGCCTTGGATGAAGTTCTACCCGCAGGACTGGCGGGCGGATGAGAAGCTGCGTCTTTGCAGCCTAGCCGCGCGTGGTCTGTGGATTGAAATGCTCGCCCTGATGCACAGGTCCGAGCGCTATGGCCAACTCCTGATCAGCGGACGCGTCCCGACAGATGGGCAACTCGCTGTGCAAGTAGGAGCGTCTCCCGACGAGGTTATTGCCATGCTGGCAGAACTCTCCGACGCGGGCGTTTTCTCACGCGCAGCCAGCGGCGCCATCTACTCGCGGCGGATGACCCGTGATCACAAGAAAGCCGAAAATGCCCGTAAAAACGGCAAAAAGGGAGGCAACCCAAGCCTCGGAAATAAAAGGGGAATTTCGGCGTCGGATAAGGGTCGGTTAAGCTCACCCTTAAACTTAGAAGCCAGAGGCCAGAGGCCAGAAGAAGCTAACGCTTCTCCGCGCGAGGTGTCTGGGCTGATGATCGAATTGTCCCAGATCGCCAGCATCGTGCCGCCTGATCCGAGCATCAGGTTCGACAAGCACAAGGCCGAACTGGACATGGTTGAAGGTTGGGTCGCCGCAGGTGCCGACCCTGCCCTCATCCGCGACACGCTGACCCAACGCTGCGCCAATCTGCGCACTTCGCCCCGGTCGCTGGCGTTCTTCGACAAACCGATCCGTGAAGCTGTTGAGCAACGGAAGGCCGCTGGATCGCATGTCGATGCGACCACGGATTCCATCATGAACCGCGTGCTGGGGAGGTCCGCCGCATGACCAATATCCGAGAGAATGAATGCCTTTGCGGCGCAAGGGAAACCGACACCGGGCAGCAGCGGCCGCGGCTTTGCTGGAGCTGTCGTAAGGTTGAGATGGGGAGGTTTGGGAAGTGAGCGGTATCGCTGTAATCGAAGTCACGGCGATCGTCGCCCCGCTGGATGCATGGATCGATGCCGGACGCAACCTTGCTGCTCGCCGACGTGGTGTGGATTGGGCAATCGCGGACTGGATGACAGAAGGCAAGGAATGCGGCTTTCTTAGCCAAGCGGGATTCGACCTTCTGTCGGAAAATCTGGGCATTGCTCCGGCCAAGCTGAAACAGATTTCGAAGGCCGCGGCGATTCCTGTTCATTTGCGCGATACCAGCCTGACGATCGAGCACCATGCAGCCGTGTCCAGACTGCCCAAGGATGAGCAGATCAATCTCCTGCACCAGGCGTCGCAAGGGCATTGGAAGGTGCAAGACCTCCGTGAAGCCGTGACCCAGCGCCGGTATGAGGCGGGAGAACTGTTCGATGATGAGGATGTTGATAGCACGCTCTGCACGCTGATCACCCGCGCTTGGAACCGTGCCACACCCCAGGCCCGCGAAGACTTCATGGCCCGCGCCACCTTGGCGAAATTCGGCATCATCGATGAGGACGAGGTTCAAGATGAAGATGCGTAAGCTGCTGCCGACGAATGCGCCAATGCCCATACCGCCGCAGTTTCTTCAGAAGTTCGAGCAGCACGGATGGCAGCGCTGCGAGCGGATATGGGGCAAGTCCACCGTCAAGGCATGGTCGCTGGTGGTTGGGCGCAAGAGGATGATCGAGATGCGCAAGCGGTGGTTGAAGTTGGAGGCAGGACGGTGATGGAGCAGCAGAAAATTGCCCTGCGCATCATGCAGGGGTTCGTCCGTCAGCATGGCGGTGACGTCGCGGAAATTCGCGTCGAGGATGGCACCTATCGCTGGACTGCGCCTGATGGGCGGGTTGCTGCTTTGGGGTGGGTGGGATGAACGAGGAAACTCCCGCTATCGGACGCCCCTCCGGCTATACCGAAGAGATAGCCGACGCGATTTGCGATGGCCTTGCTGATGCCCGGAGCCTCCGGTCCATCTGTATGGATGAGGACATGCCCAGCCAGTCGATGGTTTTCCGGTGGTTGGCGGACGAGCGGTATTCCTCCTTCAGGGAGCGCTACGCGCGTGCGCGCGAGGCCCAGGCTGACGCCCTGTTCGATGAGATGCTAGACATTGCCGACGATGGCACGAACGATTGGGTGGAGCGGAAACGCGAGGATGGTTCCACCGATACCGTGCTGGACCATGAGCATGTGCAGCGGTCAAAACTGCGCAT